CAACTTGCTCACAAGGCGTTATGTCAAACGCCTCCCAAAATGAGCAACGAGTCTCAGGTAGAACAGGACCTGGTTTGCGCCTCATGCCATCACACAATTTCCTAAAGCTCCAAGGTAGTAAATCCTCGGAGATGGCACGCTTCTTACCAGATCGGACATAACTACTATAAAACGCTTGAAACACAGGCAGTCTACTAGAAAGAGACAATCCGCCGGTGCCCACCGCATCTAGCCAACCCCTGAAAAGCTGGGGACTATCCCAACATTTCAACATGGTCGAATCCTTTGCTAGTGCAGTGTGTGGGTTGCGACACATGATCCACTCCTCGCCATCAAAAACCGGTTTGGTTTGACAGAACTCTACCTTCTCGAAAACATCAACAGGGGCCTCAACCACCATGTTGAACCCTAGTTCGAGGAACCATTCTGTCAGCCCAGCGGAGAACCTCTCCAAATCGCGTCGTTCTAAGAATACGACACAATCATCACCATTGTTGGCGAGCTGGGCATCAACACGTTTGTGAAGAAAGTACGCTTTCATCATGGAACACATGAGCACACAATTACCCAAAGAGGTATTCATGTCACCACTCATTCTTGTACCATTGACAACGTATTTCACCTCACCGTCCGGAACAAACCCGGAACAGTGATTCACCAACTGATGTTTCAACAAGCACGACAACCGTTCTCTGTGCTTCCTCTGACGGAAGCAACGGACGTAAATATCATGCTCCCATTCCAGGGCATCAGTTGAAACGTGTTGATCAAACCGAGAGGCATCCAAACCAACTGCAACTGGATCCACAAACATCTCCCACTTCTCACGAAGGATGGCAGCAGACATTGAAGCATTGAACCCTTTAATCACAGTTGGTTGAGACTCGTGGAACAACAACCCAAGCTTCTTAAAAAGCTTTTCCTCAAGCGGTGACAAGTACCTACCCACACGAATATTATATCGTGGGTTACGAGGGGATATAACCCTAGGTACTGGATCAATCTTGGTAGTCCGATCTGTCTTCTCGTACTTCACGAAAACCTTCACTGAAGCGTCTTCCTCCAGAGTATAGCGCCCCGCACGCATATCCTCCAAGGCATTCTGGTACACCTGTTTCCGGCGGCCCTTGTATCTGTCAACAAAAGATTGATGACTGACAGGGGCGGTCGAGGGCAACAAGGGTGCCAAAATCCGCTGAACAGGCAAAAGCCTCTCAGCGAAAACGCCGGGTGCTGGCCTAGGGGGACGGACGAACCCGTGCTCCCCTTTGACCAAAAACACCCTCTCAGTTACGGCTCTCAACAAAGTATCGAGGCTATTGATGAATGGCACAATTTCGACATCAGGAGCAACGCCAGCCACTCTTACGTAGCGCCGTTCCTTCGGGGTACCCAGCTCCTTCTTCCACTGCAAACGGTCCTCGTGGCCAATTTTTCCACCTTCAAACGACTGCACGGTCCAAACAGGACCAGCACAGGTATCGAAGGCTTTAGTGGTG